TCCTTGATGAAAAAACATGTGAAATTTTGATTCACATGTTTGATGTTAGTGGGTACAAAGAAATTGTTAATAACAAAGGTACTCCTAACTTCACACAACTGAATATCAATCAGAAACACCCAGAGAGTGTTCAACAACTTTCTTTGGTTACAAAGAACGTATTGGATCTTTACAAAAAAGAGTTCTCGGATTACACTAGATGGTATCCCCAGAGACTCTTTTTGGAAGAGTTTCGTATCAAGAAATATCATTCCAGAAGTCATGATCGTTTTGACATTCATGTTGATGTTGAAGATCATGCATCTGCAAGAAGGTACTTGGCTTTCTTGTATTATCTGAATGATGACTTTACTGGTGGGGAAACTGAATTTCCTCACCACAATAAAAAGATTGTTCCCAAAAGAGGATCAGTCATGGTGTTTCCTCCGACGTGGCAGTATCCTCATGCAGGATTACGTGTTAATAAAGGAGTCAAGTATATTATGTCCACTTATTGTCACTATTACTAATGGAAAGGGTTGAAACTACTATTCTCAGGAGTCTCGCATTTAATGAAGAATACTCTAGAAAGGTTCTACCTTTTATTAGAACTGAATACTTTACTGACTACACTGAGAAAGTAGTTTTTGAGGAAATCTGTAAGTTTATCTTTAATTACAACAAACTTCCCACACAGGAAATTCTCCGTGTGGAAGTAGATAACCGTACCGATCTAAATGAGAATAGTTATAAGGAAGTAACTGAGTATGTTTCTAAACTAGATGATTCTGCTCTAGATACTCAGTGGTTAACCGATACTACTGAGAAGTGGTGTCGTGACAAAGCCATTTACCTTGCATTGATGGAGTCTATCTCTATCGTTGATGGTAATGATCAGAAGAAGACTAAGGATGCGATTCCATCCATCCTTTCAGATGCACTTGCAGTTAGTTTTGATTCCAACGTAGGTCACGATTATCTTCATGACTATGAAGAACGATACAACTTCTACCATCAACGTGAGGAAAAGATTCCTTTCGACCTGGAATTCTTCAACAAGATTACAAAGGGCGGACTTCCTAATAAAACTCTCAACATTGCTCTTGCAGGCACTGGTGTTGGTAAGTCTCTATTCATGTGTCATGTTGCTTCTGGTTGTTTGTTACAGGGTAAGAATGTCTTGTACATTACGATGGAGATGGCTGAAGAAAGAATTGCGGAACGTATTGACGCAAATCTTTTGAATGTGAATATCCAAGAGATTCAGAGTCTTCCCAAGAATATGTTTGAAACAAAAGTTACCAATCTTTCGAAGAAGACTCAGGGATCTCTTATAATTAAAGAGTACCCTACTGCGAGTGCTCATAGTGGACACTTTAAGTCACTTCTTAACGAACTTGCACTTAAGAAATCATTTAAACCTGATATTATTTTCATTGATTACCTTAATATATGTGCTTCCTCACGGTATCGCGGTAACCTTTCTGTCAATTCATACAGCTATATTAAAGCGATTGCAGAGGAGTTACGAGGGTTGGCTGTTGAAGCAAACGTCCCTATCGTATCTGCCACGCAGACCACTCGCTCTGGTTATGGTAGCAGTGATGTTGACCTTACTGACACTAGTGAATCCTTTGGCCTCCCTGCTACTGCTGATCTTATGTTTGCCCTTATTAGCACCGAAGAACTTGAATCCTTAGGTCAAATTATGGTGAAACAACTTAAGAATCGTTATAATGATCTAGCCGTAAACAAGAGATTTGTTCTTGGTATTGATCGTGCAAAGATGCGACTGTATGATTGTGAACAGTCCGCACAAGGAGATATACTTGACTCGGGACAGGAAGAGGAGTATTCTTATGAAGAAAAGAAAACCGGCCCTAAAAAATCTTTTGAGGGATTTAAATTCTAATGTTTGAAATTTCTAATAATTTAGAAATAGATATTCAGATTCTGGATAAATCCAACTTTTATATAATTGATAATTTTTATAAGGATCCAGATGAAGTTGTAAAATATTTTCTTCAATTTATTCCTCCTCTATGGAAGGAACATGAAACTCCTTCTTATAATGGAATATACTTTGAAGATAGAAGACATGAGATTTTACACGAGGATATACAACCAGTATTTCAATTCCTTCAAAATATATGTAAACAACAACCTTTAAACAATAATCAATTAACAACAAACGCAACAAAATTTATAAACTGCGAATTTAATCAATATGAAACCAATTATTGGTGGCCACATTATGATGCTGGATATACAGGAATACTTTATTTAAACTTTAGTGATTATTCTTGTGGAACAAATATCTATGAATTTTTAGGCGATCCAAACGAACCTTCTAAAGGTCCAGAACATTATGATCCTTGGAAATCTCGTGAAAGATACAAACTTGTAAAAACACTAGAACCAAGGTATAATAGATTAGTATTCTTTAATGCTAAAAAATTCTTGCATGGTGCAAATATCTGTGATGACAGATATTTTTTTGATGAATATAGATTCAACCAAGTCTTCTTTTTTTCCGAAAATAATTATGTCTAAAACCGTTGATTTCCAGAAGTATTCTGAGTTTGTGAATGCAGTTACTTCTGATGCCTCTACTGATTTTCTTGCACTTTCTGACCGTCTTGTTGCTCTTGACGAGAAAGGTGCAAATATTGAACGTCTCCTGACTGCAGGTGTCGGTATCAATGCAGAAGGTGGTGAGTTCCTTGAGATCATTAAGAAGATGATTTTCCAAGGTAAGCCCTTTAATGCAGATAACAAAGAACACATGATCATTGAACTCGGTGATCTTATGTGGTACGTTGCTCAGGCATGTATGGCACTTGAAGTTTCCCTTGATGAAGTGGTTGCACGTAACGTCAAGAAACTGGAGAAGCGTTATCCTGGTGGTTCTTTTGATGTTTACTACTCCGAAAATCGAGTGGAAGGTGATCTGTGAAGAAAAAAGTAGTTCTTGAAATGACTTTTGAAGAATCAAGTGAAGTCCTTATGACTTTGATTGATGCTCAAAAGGGCTACGCTGAAGGTCCAACGGAACCAAAAAGGATTTCAAATATTCGTGAAGTTCTTTTGAATCTTGATGAGGCAATGGAAACTTATATCGCTAACAAATAATTCAAAACCCTTCCATAAATATTTTGGAAGGGTTTTTTATTACACATGGCTGGAATAAAGATAGGAAACGTTGCTGAAGGTGCATTTGTATTAGCTCTTGGGTTAATCATTGCAGATAATGATCTTCAAGATGATCCTAAATTAAAACCCAGAAAAGAAAATATCAAAAGATTAATGAAAGACATTAATCCAGAAAAATTTGTCAATGGAGGATCCTGGAGTAGCACAATCTATAATGGAAAGGCAACATTAAAAAGTAAGTTGGGTGGTGGAAAAATTTATGATCCAAAGACCAAACAGTATGTGAAAGCTGATGATATTCCTCCAGATACTTTACAAGTCAATCTAACAATTCAGTTGAATAGGGGTGAGGTGGAATCTTTTTATGGTCCAAACACAGTAGTAAATCATAAAGATTGGCCTACTATGGATGGAATTATCAACCAAATGTTGAATGAAGGCAATCGTTATAGATCTGTAATTGAAAAAGTTAAGAAAAAATATCTAGCTAATATTAGAGAAGAATCCATCATTGTTGATATTAGAGCAATGGGCGCAGAAGGAGCGCATAGTGGGGGTAATGTAAAAGGTGATGTTACTCTTGATGTTAGAATTACTCCCGTAACTAGCACTGGTGTGAGAAGAGCATCTAGGCCAATTAGATTACCTAGGATGAGTTATTCATTAAAGGCGTCTTCTACTCCTCCTAGTACTATTTCTAATCAAGGTCCAATAGGAACTCTTATGGCCTTTGAATCTAAATTTGGATTACCTCCTATAGCTAAATCTTCTGATGGAAAGATAAATCCATTACTAACTACTATTAGAACTGGAATATTCAAATACATAAAAGATTCTAAATCTCAAAGTTATAATTTTTCTAAGTTTATTCCAGTCAGACAAAGATCTGGAGTAAAGGTATTAATTTTAGAAAAAGGTAATAAGGAAATTCATATTGATGTGACTGGTAGAAGAAAATTTGATTTACTTGATGGAAGTCAATTTCCAGATTTACATCCCGCCAAGGGAACTAGAAATTCTTGGATTAGAAGTTGGGTAATTAATGAATACTATGAAAAATTCTTAGAAGTTTTTGAAAAAAGTATTCCACAAGGAAGACTTGTTGGAGCGGACGCTGAAAAAGCATGGTCACTACTAATAGATTCTGCGTTTGGTACTGATAGAGCTGAGATTATAAGTTTTGGTAAAAGTATTACTAAGATGTCCACTCTTCCATATATTAATAAACTGAAAGAGGCTGCTAACTCAGAACTTTGGGCAATTAGATCTGGAAACAATCTGGAGTTTCACTTGCCTAGTGACACTGGATATAGTGATAGTACAAAATTATATTTTGTAAGATACAAGAATAGAACACCTGGTTCTGACGAGGGTGTGAAGGAATTTAGAACGGCTGGTTCCGTTGAACTTAAAATGATGGTAGAATCAGGGAAACTCTGTTATGAACCAGAAGGTTATGAGTCAAACTCTCAAGTTGCTTGGAATAGGAAGACTAAAAAGGTCGAACTTTCTTTAAATGAATAAATAACTAAAGGTTAAGGATCCTCAACTTAATTAATAATGAAAAAATTTACTCAGTTCCTCACTGAAGCAAGAGAAACCTCTGCATCTGCCGAAGCTAAGAGACTCGGTTTGACTGGAGATGGTCATGGAGGATGGTACGATAAACAAGGTGAGTTTGTTGCAAAGACTGTTGGTGGAAAATTAAAGTTTTTTGGTAGTGATAACACTCCTGGTCAGAAGGATGCTCCAGGTCCAGATACACCCACTGGTCAAGCACAAGCTGCTGCACAACCACCAGCGTTGGATCCACAAGCACAAAAACGTGCAACCCCTCAACAAGAAGTTCCACCAGAACAACAGCAACAACAGGAAGTTCCACCTGAAGAAGAACTCCCACCAGAAGAGGAAGTTCCTGTAGAGAGACCAGTTCCAGAAGCACCTGGAGTTGTTGTAGTATTTGGTAGATTCAATCCACCAACAATCGGACACCAAAAACTTCTTGATAAGGCCGCAAAGGAAGCCGATAAGAGAGGTTATGAACTCAGAGTTTATCCTTCTCGTTCACAAGACAAGAAAAAGAATCCTCTGACACCTGATATGAAGATTTCATACATGCGTCAGATGTTCCCAGATTATGCAGATAATATTATTGATGATAAAAAGTCCAAGACTATCTTCAATGTCTTGACTGGTTCTTATGATGAAGGTCATGATAATGTAATCATCATGGTTGGTGCAGATAGACTTGGAGAGTTCCAAGGTCTTGCACACAAGTACAATGGAGAACTCTATGACTTTAAAGAGTTGGAAGTAGTCTCTGCAGGAGATAGAGATCCAGATTCTGATGATGTAACTGGAATGTCTGCATCTAAGTTACGTCTTGCAGCTGCAGAAGGTGATTTCCTCAAGTTTGCAAAGGGTGTTCCAAACACTCTCGGTAATATGGAGAAAATAGAACTCTTTAATGTTCTCCGCAGATCTATGAACATCAGTGAGGAGACTGAGATTTGGGAAGTTGCTCCTAAACTTGATGAAGAAGGTATGAGAGATGCATATCTAGTTGATAAACTTTATAGTGTTGGAGACATTGTGGAAAATGTTAACACTGGATTTGTTGGCGAAGTAATTCGTA